GTCCACCACAATCCCCGGAAGGGAACTACGGTCCATGTGTCGGAGGAGGAGGCCAACTACAACTGGCTCTTCCAGACGCTGGTCGGAGACTCGACCGACGGGTACAAGGGGTGTCCCGCTATTGGGGCGAAGAAGGCCCCGCCGATCGCACGAGGTGGTTGGTCGGCTGTAGTGGATGCCTACGTTGGGGCCGGTCTGAGCGAGGCGGAAGCCATCGAGAACGCCCAGCTGGCACGTATCCTGCGCCCTGGGGACATCGAGAACCGGCGGCCCCGCATTTGGACCCCTTGACATGGAAGACCTGAAGGAGTGGATTCGTCAGCAGGCGAAGGCGTTCAGGCCGTACACTGAACGGGACCTGAAAGGCAAGACCCTAGAGGACATTCACTTCCGGGCGGGCCGGTGGGAGATGCTGTGTAGCGTATCCCACCGGTTCTTCGGGGAAACTCCAGACAAGCTGTAGCTATGGCGGAACAAGAACAACCGAGTGACATGCCGGTCGATCCGGCGGCTTTCCTGATGGGTCTGTCGGGTTTCGGTGCCAAGAAGACCGGGCCTTCCAGCCCGGCGGTCAAAGGCACTGCGGGGATGGCGTTTGCGGCTGCGCTCTTGGGCATCGGACCAGGACCGAACCTGGAGAAAGATTTCATCGCGGCGCTGCCTGAGGCAGAGGCTTCTGCTACCGGTATCCGTCAGCGGTACTCGATCGATCCGCGGGTCACCGAAGTGAGTCCGTTTGGGCTCGACGCTTTGCTGTCCCTAGACAAACCCCAGATCAACCTCCCTGGCTGATGCTCGCATCCAAGTACCATCACGTAGCGGCGGGTCCGCGGATGGCTGCCCTGAAGAAGGCGCAGTCGATTGCCGCGTTGACCGTGCCGGACATGTACCCCTACTCCGAGACCATCCAGAACGAGCCCACGGTCACGGGTGACTGGAACAGTGCCGGTGGTCTTGGTCTCTCGAACATCACCGCCGGTCTGACCAACCTGACGTTCCCCACGGGGTTCCCGCCGCTGCACCTGAGCGTTGTCCTGCAGCAGGGCGAGCTTGGTCCGGAGGAGATGCGGGAGCTGTCGACCCTGCTGTCGCAGGCAGAGCAGGCCTGCAAGCGGATCTTCGATGGGCTGATGATCCGGACACGAGTGCCTGAGGTCTTCGAGGCGGCCATGGTCGGATCCCAGGTGCTCCTCGACCTGCGCGACGGGAAGCCCAACGTCCACCTGATGGACACCTTCACCGCCCAGCGGGACGGCGTGGGCAACTGGGGCGACATCTGCCACCACGTCGTCACCGACCTGCGGACCATGGACCGGGAGAAGGCCGAAGCCATCCTCGTGGCCCTTGGTGACCGTAAGGACCCGGACATGCACTACGTCCGCGTCTACACGGGCGCAGAGCGGCAGATGGGTGAAGGGTGGCAGATCACCCAAGAGGCCGCTGCCATCGGCTCAGAGGAGCTGAACAAGGTCGTGAGCTACGGCTACCACCTTCTGCCCGAAGACGGCCAAGGGTCTGTTCCGTGGTCCGGGTCGGTGGAGACCTTGGGCAAGAAGGACCCGATGCCCCTGATCCCGGTCAGCCTGGGTCGACGAGGCCGTGGCAACTACCCGGCTCCCCCGCTGGAGCGTGTCCACGGCGACATGCAGACCCTGTCGGGTCTGTCGGAGTCGATCGTCGCTATCGCGGCGAACATCGCCAACACCCTTCGTCTGGTCGACCCCAATGGGCAGACCGACATCGACGACCTTGTCGGTGCCCCGCCGTCAGCGTACGTCCCTGGGCGTGTCCAGGACGTGCAGGAGTTCGCCACGCAGAACTCGACGGCCAACCTCGGAGCGATCCAGGTGGTGCAGCAGAGCGCCGAGCGGCGTCTTGGTCAGTACTTCCAGAGCGAGCTAGAGGTTCGTCGGGACTCTGAGCGGACCACCGCCACGGAGTACATGTCGATGAAGCAGGCGCTCGACCGGTCCAGCACGGGGATGTCGGCAACGGCTGAAGTCGAGGTCGCTGTCCCGGTCAACGACTGGATCCTGAAGACTGCGGTCAAGACCGGCAAGGTCTCTTCCGTCGTGCTCGATGACGACGACCGTGTGCAGATCCAAGTCACTGGTGGCCTGACTGGCCTTGGGGCCGCAGAGAAGCTGGCCTCGATCCGTCAGTTCTGGCAGGTGATGAACGAAACAGGCCTCTTTGAGCGTTCCCCGGAAGCGATCGACTGGATCGCCCCGGAGGCGCACATCATGGGGGTCGCAGCAAACTCCGGGCTGGACACCAACGTCCACACCCGGACGCAGGCGGAAGTCGAAGGGCTCCGTCAGCAGCGGCAACAGGCCGCACAACAGCAGCAGATGGCTCCGGAGTTAGCTCGACTCCAGATGCAGCAGCTCAACCAAGGAGGTGATCAATGACAGACCAAGAGAGCGCCCAGCCGGAAGTCCCCGTGACTGCACCGGAAACCCCGACCGTCCCCGAGGCTGCCCCGCCGCAGACCCAGGCGTCTCCGACTCCTGAGGCCCCGCGCACGATGCAGGATCTGTTCGGGGTCCACCACAACGAGTTCGTGGCCAAGGGCACCCTGACGGAGCAGGCCTTGGCGGACATCGCTCAATCGAAGGGCATGGCGATGGCTGACGTACGCCTGCAGTACAACGCATTCCGTGCGGAGCGGCAGGACACCGTCAATGGGATCTACGAGCGTGCCGGAGGCCAAGAGACTTGGCGCGAGGCCAGCGAGTGGTTCCGTGGCGCACCCGAGTCCGTGCTGTCGAACGAGCGCAAGCAAGAGCTGGCGCAGGCGTTCACCACGGGCAACCCGCAGGTGGTCAACTTGGCGGTCGACGCCATCGTCAGCGCCTACCAGCGTCACGGTGGTGGCAACACCACAGGCAACCTCGCCGCAGCCGCGGCCCACGTTGCCGATGCCACTGGCGCAGGTGCCTCTGCGGACATGGACGCTGGGGAACTTTTGGAGCTGTCCAAGACCAACCCCCAGGCATTCATGAACGCCGTCGAGAGCCGCCTGTCCAAGAGCGGAGGCATCTTCTGATGGGTATCCCGGACAACGGACTGAAGGCCCCGTCGCCTGTTCAGGTGCCCCCGGCCAAGCCTGGTGTGTACTCGTCGGAGTTCTGGGGACTGCCCGCTGTGCTCGCCGCGATCCCTCTGGATCCGGAGAACGCTTGGGCGTACATCGCTGCGTACAGTGCCTACTGCTTGTCGCGTTCCATCGTCAAGATCTGGGGGTGACCCGTGATGAAGCGTATGACCCTCGTCGCCGCTTTGACGGTGACCCTGGCTTCGTGCCACCTGCTGGACACACCGATCACGGCGCTGACTCCGGAAGGAGAGACAGTCCAGGTGCAGAACCCGGACGGGACTCCGAGGACCCTGGGCGACGAGATTGCGGATACCCTAGAGGAAACCGCGCCGAAGGCCGGGGGAGCCGGTGCTGCCGTCGGGGGCCCCGGAATCGGCGTGGCCATCGCAGGCCTTTTCCTGGCGGGAGCTACGGCAATCCGTCAGCGAAAAGGTAACACCCCAACCTGAGACAATCCCATGCCGAAGAAAGCCGGAGGCCTTTACTCCAACATCCACAACAAGCGGAAACGCATCAAAGCCGGTTCAGGCGAGAAAATGCGGAAGCCGGGATCCCAAGGGGCCCCGACTGCCGCTGCCTTCAAGAAGTCGGCTAAGACGGCGAAGAAGCGAACCAAGAAACGCTGATGGCCAAGACATCGGTGAAGAAGGGCAAGCTGACCCGTGGAGGGATGACCTTCTCCGGGTACAACAAGCCCAAGAGGACTCCTGGACACAAGACCAAGTCTCACGCCGTCTTGGCCAAGTCGGGCGACACGGTCAAGCTGATCAGGTTTGGGCAGCAAGGAGTCAAAGGAAGTCCAGAGGGCTCTGCCCGGAACAAGGCGTTCAAGGCGAGACACCGCACGAACATCAAGAAGGGCAAGCTGTCCGCCGCCTACTGGGCCAACAAAGTGAAGTGGTAGGGCAAACCTAGCCACCGTGCCAACAATGGCCACTATCCGACGGTTTCGGGTGGTGGCCGTTTTTCGTCTTATCTGGTTGACCCCGAAAGGCTTCGAGGGTCCGTGGATAGCCCGTGGCATCCGCGGGTCACGGGCGAGCACGGACGGCAGAACCGGATGAAGGCTACGGCTGATCGGAAGGTGACTCCCGAAGGGCGAGCAAGCGGCTTGAGCCTGCTCTCACACACACCCCTCCTTCTGGAGAACGATTCCAATGGCAGTTACTTCAACCAACTTCGGTGGTGACTCTGGTGGCGTCGAACGGGCACTGTACTACACGCGCTTCGTCCAACTGGTCGACGCCTTCCTGAAGCAGACCGTCACCCGCGGTCTCTTCATGGAGCAGCAGCTCATCGACGGCAACAAGAGTGGCCGCTTCCCCACCTTCGGTCGTATGTCCGGTCAGCGTCACGTCGCTGGCGAGAACATCATGACCGATGGCTCGTACCTCCAAACCCAAGCCAAGGACGAGATCGAGATCTTCCCCGACCGTCCGCTGATCAGCCCGGACTTCGTCGACCTGTTCGATGACCGTCTGAACTCGATCAAGTTCCGTGACGCCGTCCTGGCGCAGAAGACGAACTTCCTGGCTCGCGCCGAGGATCTTCTGACCCTGTTCCAGATCGCTGAAGTCTGCCTCGCAGGCGACGAGAACATCAGCGGCGAGACCGGAACCGGTTACCTTCCGTCGGCTACGGCTGCGGCAGAACCGACGGCAGACGAGATCGAGACCTTCCTCCTGAACTCTCAGGCGGCGTTCGACGACAACCACGTCCCCGCGGACGGTCGTCACATGTTCGCTGCGCCGTCGCTCCGTGCGACGATCCTGGCCGACAAGGACTTCTCGGACAAGATCCTGTACCTCGACACGAACGCTGGCATGGCCAACGGCTCGTACGCCAAGGGTCAGGTCATGTCGTTCGCTGGTTTCCAGCTGCACTTCACGACCAACATGCCCAACGCAAACTACGCAGCTGGCGCTGGTTTCGGTACCGGCGGTGTTGGTGGAGACCCGGCAGCGCAGTACCCCGCGACCAACATGACCAAGGTCAAGATGATCGGTGCCCACACGACTTCGGTCGGTAAGGTCACCGTCGGATCGACCGGCATCGAGGTCGAGCAGGAGTACAAGATCGAGTACCAGGGTACGTTGCACCTCGCCAAGCTCCACACGGGGCAGAAGTGCATCCGCCCGGAGGCGACCGCCGTCCTTCGCGGTCTCTGATCCAGTCTCTCTCCCTCCCTGGGGCCCGTTCGTCGATGACTACGGCGGGCGGGTCCCTTTTCGTTAGGATGCTCGTATGGCACTAGGACACACCGACGACATGACGGAGGAAGAGGCGGTCAACGCCGTCCTTCGAGCCATCCGCAAGCCTGCTGTCTCCCCGTTGCCCGCCCTGGGTTCTGGGCCGCAGGATCTGGAGTTCATCCGTGCGGAGCTGGCAGACACTGACCGACGACTCCAGGCCGAAGGGCACCACTTCAACCGCACCCTGGATCAGACGCTGGCTCTCGACGGCGCTGCACCGAACACCATCACGGTGGCGGCGACGATCCTGTCGGTGCAGCCTCTGGAAGACCAGCTGCTGGTCACCATCCGGGGGACCACGCTCTACAACACGGTCGATGCGACGGACCAGTTCACTGGCGCTGTCAACGCCGACCTTGTGAACCTCGTCCCCTTCGAGCAGACCCCTCAGACCTACCGCGACTGGCTCGTGGCGACCGTCTCTACCGTCGCCTACCGGCAGCTGGTGGGATCCGACACTCACCTCCAGTTCCTTATCGCACGCGAGCTAGAGGCTCGTGCAGCGTGCCGTAAGGAGGAGATCCGGCAGGCAAGGGCCGTCGGGTACGACACCCAGCTTGGGCACAGGATCTACGGACGCCAGCGCGGGTGGAGGTACAACCAATGACTCAGCGGCGGATCAGCCTTCCGTCTCTGAACGGGGGAGTATCACAGCAGGACCCTGCCCTTCGCCAGCCGAACACGGTGAAGGAGATGCTGAACATGAACCCGGACCCTGTCTGGGGATGCAGCCGTCGTAACCCGACGTTCCACTACGCAGAGCTGGAAGACTACCGGGACGACACGGTCTGGCGTGTTCTCGACCGGGGCCTGCTGGAGCAGTACGCCGTCGCGTTCAAGTCGACTGGCATCAGGGCGTGGAACATGTTCAACGGGAAGGAGCTGACTGTCCAGCAGGACGGAGCGACAGACTCGTACTTGGCTGGCGATCCGATCGACAACCTGATCCCGTCCACAGACACTATCGGGTACACCGCG